ATTAGATGGTCTAAATTTGATTTAAATTGTCCGAACTTATTCATAATAATTTTATTAATAAATATTACTTATTCAGTAACTCATTAAGTTTATCTTCAATTTCACCCAAAGATTTTCTTCCTTTGGACAAATCAAGTATATCTTGACCTCTCAAAATGTCATCCTCAATCAAAAGATTCATATCTCTATCTTTGATTGATTCGGGTGTAACTTCAGCATCACCACCACCTGGTGCTGGTGCCTCAGGTGTTTCAGGAATTTCAGGAGCTCCCGTTTCTAAAGATGCTGGTTCACCAAATCCACCTAAATCACCAATAGCAGGTTCTGTTGTTTCACCTGCGGGTTCTTCACCCGGAGCTGGTTGTGTTCCTTTATTACCGTATAACTTATCCAAGTTATCAAATATACCTGTCTTAGTTATTACTTGAGGTGTTTGTTCAAGTTCAGCGGCTACTGCCTTTTCAATTCTTTGTTGTTGAATATCAAGTTTAATTTCTTCATCTGAAAAACCAAGAATATGTTTTTTAGCCCATGAAGATGAAACTGCCTGTATACCATTACCAGGGTCACCAACAGCATCTTTGTAAAGAAGAATTTTTTCTTTCCAAGTTTCTAATTTTAACAAATCAGCTTGTGATGACGGGTTTGTTAATCCTAAAACAAAATTGTTTAGCTCATCTTCAAATCCAAGAATGTATAAGTGAATAATTGCAATCTTATTCATTTCTTGAATCATCGACTTTTGAATTCTGTTAATAGTTCTTGCAAAACGAATATCTTGCAATGATAAATTTTTACCATCACCTACAACATCTTCAAAACCTAAAAATGCTTTAGGAACACGAAGTGCTGTTAACAATTTCTTTTGAATGTATTCAATATCCGCAATCTCGGATAAATTTTGAGCTCCAGGTAAAGTGTCAATTGGGTTTGGCGCATTTGGGTCACGAACAGGAATAAAAAAGTCTTGGTCTACCGCCATTTGATTAAATCTCAAATCAACATTACCTGTTTGTGGGTCTGAAATTTGGTCCCTTTTAAACTTATTGGCAACTCTTTGTACATATGGTTCAACGTCTTTGTCATCCATATTACCAACAAACACTTTGAACACACGTCTTTCAGGTGCTCTTGAAGTTCTATATACTAACATCGCATCTTCTGACAAAATTAACTGTTTCCAAATACGACGGGCTTTTTCTAGCATTGAGGTACCGTAAGGTAACTTTCTATCATCACCCAATAATCTAAAGTGAGCTATTTCCCATGTGTTAAATTCTAAACCTTTTTCATTCCAAATAAATTTCAACGCTTCTGCAGTGGCATCTGTTTGATATTTACCTGCAGAAATTTTCATTCCTCTTTCAATCCTTTCAAGTTGGATGTTTGGTAATTGTTGGGAACCCATGATTCCCTTTTCTGGGTCTAATTTTAAATAGACAAAATTGTCTCCATACTTGCAAGTATTTCTTGTCCACATAGGTAGATTAGTATTGATATCCAATCTGTTATTGAACAAGTCTGCAAGAATTGATTTAATTCGTTTACTCTCAGAGTATATCTGTAATATAAATCCATCTTCATTTGCGGTTGTTGATTCTTCGGCATATATGTCAAGGGCTGCAGAAATTTCAGGAGTATATTCCATACTCTCATAGTCATAATACGCAGCCAATCTTGTTGGTTGATAATAAACGGCTTGAGTATATAAATTACTTTCAACTTTGGTCCATTGTTGACCCAAATAAAGTGATTGTTGAGCTTGAAGTTTTTCTCTATCGTACTCTTGTTTATCGGTTGTTTTAAGTAATTCTTTTTTGTCGAATTTATAAACAGGAGCTTGCTGGTCCAAAGTTGAGTCGGGACCAAAAACTTTACCAAGTCTCTGCCAAATCGTTAAATTATTTTCTGCCATTATACTCTTATTAATAATACGTTCATTCTTCAATAAAGAAATAAATATTTATCTACCGAATAACCATAAATACTTCTGATAATCACTTTGTGTAGGTTGACCAAACTTTTGATTGTCCCTTCCGTAGTTCCCCATCGATATTCCTGGATTGAAGTCTTTCATTGAACCTTTTACCGGTGTTTCATTTACCGTCCAACTTTCTACCATGGCTTTTGTTGTTTCTGTTACTTTTTCCAATTGTGAGAATGAAGTCTCACCAACATAGATTGCCATCGCACAAGACATGATAAGGTCATCGTGTTGTCCCTTAAGGTGGTCAGGTCTACCATTCACGTAAACAAAAGTGTTTAATTCATTTAACAAACGACTTGACCTAATATGAAATCCATGTCTTAATGCTTCTTCAAACGCAGCAACAATCTGAACTCTTTTTGAGTTAAAATTTATTCCCGGAATTTTTTCCATTGCCTTTGGGTCGTACTTCCACTTATCGGCAACATTCACACCATCAACGTATAAATTTTTATAACCAAGTTCTTGTAATTTTCTTGATGTGGATACACCCATACCACCTGTTATATCAATAACAACAAACGCATTATACATTACAGCCCATTTCATAGCAACTTCAGCAGCAACATCTGGTGGTATTTTTCCGAGGTATTCTAATACCTGTTCTCTTTCATCAAAATCAATAATGTTAAAAGTGGTAAAGTCTTCAGAATCACCTCTTGAAACGTCAATACCCATAATGTATTTGTGACCATCTACAGGTTCCTTCCACTGCCATATAGCACCACCCATAAATTTGTTTTCAGGGTTTTTGATGTCATTTTCTTTCATCCTTTCAACTACATCAGACGGGATTACAGAATCACCTGAACCCAAGAAGTTACATTCCAATTCCTGTGCAATTTTTCTCCTGTCAAATTTTAACTTTTTTGCCATTGCTTCAAACCAAGATGAATATGGTTTATAACCATCAGCAAACTGTTTTTTTATTTTGTCAAAATCACGGTCATATGGATTAATGTCCGAATAATCAATGGTAATCTCATCATCTTTATATTCTGCACGGTTTAATAGATAATGAACTATATCTTTAACTTTAATTAATTTTAAATCTTTAGAATATCGTGGGTCACGATACCAATACATTTCCGTGATTTTGAAATCGTTCATACCACGAAGGGCTTGGTCGTAAATGCTGTAATAAATTGGGTCAAACCCGTTAGGGGTAGAAATAACAATTACTTTACCACCTGTAGACAAAGATGCCATACAGGCAGACCAGAAATCATCATCAGCGTCAATAAAGGCAGCCTCATCAAAAATAAGAATAGTCGGAGTATAACCACGAAGTGCATCCTTTGAAGTTGCAACTGCTTTTACCTCACAACCATTTGATAACTTAAAATGTTTTTGTGCATTCTTTTCATTTGAAAACCCGACACCTAACCAAGACGGCCATTGTTCAACAAAGGCTCTAATCTTGTTTGCCATTTCAATAGACGTATCCTGTTTGTTGGCAATAACAAGAATTTTTTCAGGTTTTGTTTTAGATGCAAAAACCAAACGTTTTGAAACCCAAGCAGATGTAATTGTAGATACTCCTGCTTGTCTATATTTTAAAGCAATATTTTCTTCGTGATTATCGTAATCTTCAATTAACCTTATTTGGTCATGAAAAAGGTCTAATGGAACATACTTGGATTGTGTGTTATCGTAAGTCTGCAAATATGTCCTAAGTGCGTAAGGTGTATTTTTTACGCATTTAGCATACTCTAAAATTGCTTGTTCTTTCGATAACGCCATTAATCATAGTATAAATCATTTATGATAAATCTATACCTAAATCACCCAAAAAGTTTCTGAAGTCATCATCATCTTCTTCGTCCTCATCATTAGAACTAATAGCGTCTTCGTAGTCGTATTTTTTAAGTTCTTCGATGATTTCATCAACCATTCTTTTTACGATTCGTTTTCCTGCGGGTGTTTTACCCATGATTTCCCTAGCAACTTGGAAGAATTCTTCAGTACTCAAAGATGAGAATCTCGAGAACAAATAGTTTTGAATTTCTTTTAAATCATCCTCAAATAACTCATCAGGGTATGACGCTAAGAATCTTTCCCAAATTACAGGACCTAATCTTAAATCCCACATTTCGTATGGTAACGTGTCTTGTGACATCATAACCATCTCGGCAGCTTTAGGGTCATCAGGTAAACCTTGTGTACCTAATACTTCATATACACCCTTAAGTAACTCGTGAATCAGAATAGGGAAGAATAAACCTTTAACTTTAATAGTTGGGGGGTCTGTTTTGTCATCAACCTCTTCAGTTCCTTCAACACCTTGACCCGTCTCACCCATCATGTTCATCATTTGTTCTGGCATAATCCAGTACAATAAATCATTGATTGACATCAACACACCATAAAGATTCAATAATCTTGGGTCGATTCTATTTAATTCTTCCTCAACTAAGTTGAACATGTAGTGTCCTTTTTTGGATGCTCCTTGAATCAATGAGTTGATAAATCTTCTTTTTGCCTTTTCTAAGTCAAACTTTTCAAAAGCCTTCATGAAGTTATCTATGTCATCTTCCGCATCATCTTCAGATACACCAAATTTTTCTAAAACATCCTCTTCAGATGGTTCTTGAGATTTCTTTGGTAATTTAGATGTATCAACCTGACCCATACCTGATGTTAATTCAACATCAAACTGGAATGCGTTCTCAGGTAATGACATTTCTTTCTTGACCAAATCAACGGCTAAGTTTTCCAAATACTCTTTGTTCTCGTTCTCAATTGACTTAACGGTCTGAACCGCCTGAGCCATCATCATCATAAGTTGTTGTAGACCGTTCATTCCCTGAGGAATGTTAGTCAAACCTGTATAACGTTTTACCTTTTCTACTACATCTTTAAACCTTTTTGAGGCAATTAATTCTTCAAAAGTTGATACAGTACCATCATCATCTATATCAATATCCAATGCAGGATTGTCCGAAAACGGAGTATCCTTATCTTCAATACTTTTTTGAATGTCTGGTGACATTCTTTCGGGTCCATCATAACTGATTGGAGCTTCGTTAATTTTAATCCTCGTTTTCATCTCTGAATTGAATATTTAAGTTTTTAAATTTTAAGAAATCAGGTAATTCAGCTTTTGGTGCTGGCTGATGTTTTGGTTGGTATGGTGACTTCCTATCAGGTTTTGTTGGTGTTTTAACCGGAGTCTTAACGGGCGCCTCTTTTGTGTCACCAGCTTTTGGTGCTGGTTGATGTTTTGGTTGGTATGGAGATTTTCTGTCAGGCTTTGTCGGAGTCTTAACCGGAGTCTTAACAGGTGCTTCTTTGGTGTCCGCCTCTAAAATATCTTTCTTTGTCATTTTTTCAGTCATTACATATTTCTGAATCAAAGATACTAAAGATTCTTCAATCTGTCTAACAACCTTTTGATGATTTTCATTTTGTTGTTTTACATCTCTAACACATCTTTCATATTTATTCATTTGTTTAGCACTCCATTCACTTCTTTTAGTTGTCTTAAATTCTTTTCCTAATTGACTAGTACAAATTGCCCAAGCATTGTTTTCTTCTTTTTCTTCACCCATCGTAGAACGATTATTACCTGAGTCATCGTCCATTCCATCAGGTGCCATATCCTTCTCACCGTGAGGTGTTTCTTGACCCGTATCGGTCTGCATTGCTAAATCACCTAATGCGTCATCAGTTTCTATGTTATCTTCTTCAGATGCTATTTTTTTTGCGATTGAATCTACAGTTTGACCCAAACCGGCTAATTCTTCTTTAGCTTTTTTCGCAGCGTCTGTAATACTTTGTTCAGAGATTAATTTACCATATAAGGTATTGATTTGAGATTCATTCAATTTAGATAATGTTTCAAACCTAAATCCTTCTTTCAATAAGGCGATTACTTTGTTAGATTTCATAATACTAATGTTTTTTCATAATTTAACACGATGTCTCTTTCGTATAATTTGTCTTCTATATTTTTTACAGATTCACCAAAATGAAAAACTAGTCTTTTCATTTTTTCCTCTGTAACGGCATCAGAATCTGAATCTTCCCAAGCTAGTGCAATAACACCCTCAACCGAATCATAAACTGAAAAAAAATCTGAGTTTTGTATCAGATTTAAATGTAGTCCAGAATTTTTAAGAACTCCTACTTTCTTTATAAAATCAATTTGGGGTGGAGAGGGTTTACCTGAAGCTGGTTCAGAATCCCACTCATCACCCCAAACATCATCTATATCAGAGAAGATAAACTCGTAAATGTTATCGCCTCTAAAATTTGGTCCTAACTCATTTACGTAGATTAGCTTCATAAAATTTCACCTTTTCGTGTAATTTTAAGTTGTTGACCTTCGTTTTCAAAAACTAAATTACCCTTGTTTGTTTTACCTAAGAATTTAATATCCTTATGTTCTTTTACTAAGAAATCAGAAGTTAATTCTTGCTCAATAGTTTCTGAAAGTTCTTTGATTTGTGATTTAATAGTTACTTTATTTCTAATTTCAGAAATATAGTTA